AGTAGAACCCCCAAGAGTCAAAGCTATTACTTTATCCCATTGTGTCTCAAAAGGTTCTACTTGAGGTAATCCCCTCTTTATATTTTCTTTTACATATTCCCTTATAACTGCTGGATCAGCATTTACTGAAGCCAGAATTTCAGGAACTGGAAAAAATTTCCGTTCCCAAACTACAACCTTGACTGGTTCCACCAAAACAGATGGTGGATGAGTTTGGAGTTTACTAACTAGTTGATCCACGAAATTCCATCCTTATTTCTAATCCTTTTGCCGCTGAACCACTTGCTATCTGATCCACATCTATCCTCAATACAGTAGCAGTTGATACACTATTATAATCTCCATCAATAACAGCTGCAGTTGCAGCCGTAGACGAATCCAATTCTGTAGCATCTATTGTTAGTTTTGTGCTTAGCACATCATTTCCAGTAGTTAAGTTATACAACTGAACATCTGTTGTAGCGCCAGTACCGGCTGTGTATACGTGCCCCCCTATGGAATAAAGACCCAACCCATTAAAAGTGGCAGGTATTGTAACCGCCGTAATCCCATCTCCAACATAGGTATCATCCGCATCTGGAAGGGCTTTAATTATTATAGTTCTATAAAAGAAGGGAGTATCTAACGCCTTTATCTTTCTAGACGAACTTGCTGCCGTATCCCAATAAGCAATATAATCAGACGCTTCTGTCATAGAAGAGTCTGTATTAAGAGAATTGATTAATTCTTGTTTGTCATCATTTAAATTTGTAAAGTTTCCGTCCACTTCCGAAAATGAAAGCGGAGATCCTTTTGTTTCTCTAAGTGTTATAGTAGCCATTATATTTCCTATGAGCTCGCATCATTTTCACAATACCCAATTGTCCAATAATTATACTGTGCGTATGGTAAAACGCCATAAGGGAATTTTCTTGGCATTTTTTCATAAAACTTTCTTCCGCTTACCATCCTGTAGGCAACTCTTCGGGGTGGGCCTTTGTATCCACCACCGTATCTAAATCTTCTTGCCATTAATAGCGTTCCTCTTGTTCTGGTTCTAAGACTCTTCCCCTTCTTGGCATTGGAGGCGCTGCATCCATATCGTATATCCTAGATAAGGCATCTAAAAAATCTGGATGGATACTTGGAAATAAACAGTACTCATTTTCTTTTACCCAATTAGAAAGATCGTATAATTTTCCTTCCTCGTTTTTGCATAATATCTTTTTAGAGTTTAAGAAATCTTGCTTCCTTTCCTTGTAGTCTATTTGTGATGATGTCAAATGATGCTTATCAGTTGGATAAGGAAAAAAGAATGAGCCATCCTTTAAGTCCGGTTCTAGACGCTGTATTCTATCCTTCTTAGATTGAGAACCCCCACCACCGACCCAGTTCAATTCATATATGGGAAATGAACTTCCTTCTATTCTCATCATCTCTTTAAAATGTTCTATATCTGCTTGAGCCCCGTATCTTTCATAACCTACCTTAACTTCCCTTATACCAGGTGCCCTTTTCCATTTAGTCCTAAGTTTCTTAAGATTGTCCCACCTTTCAGATAAAGATAATCCATGACATAGGCCATCAAGTAAAAATTTATTATAATTTGCATCTACCCCCACTACAGCCATAGCCGTTCTATTGGATGTTTTTTTCTTAGAATGAGCTGGATCACACATTAAATACAAATTCATAGTATACGGCCTGACTTCCCATTCCTGCCACCATTCTTCTTTAAACGCTATATCTGAACCAGCTATAGGATTCAACAATTGCTGACATGCCACAGTAAACGTAGATGTAGTTTTCTTTATTTCTTCCCATCTTTCACTAGTAAGAAATACTGGTTCTCCATCCATTGTGCCACTATATGTGGCTGCGTGTATCCTTGGCTTTACTGCAGCCCTTTGAAGAATAGTACCATATGTATCACCGTAAGAATATCTAGTCCCGGCATATTGATATCTTGGAGAATGCGTAGATCCAAGATTCAATGACAGCCCCCACTGGGTTGTTGTCTTGGCAATCTGTTCTGGTGTAGATACAGACTCCTGAACAACTACATCATCATAAATAATTAGATCAAAGTGTCGTCCCGTAGGTTGTCCATCAACAAGGCCATGAGCTTCTATAGTTTGCTCCTTTGGATTTGCTGAACGTCTAACACAAATTCCTTCATTCTCTGCCCACTTAGGTGCTTGAAGTCTGGGCTTTTCCCACAGTATATCCTTATAGAGATTCTTAAGTTTTTCATTAGAATCAAACTCCTGCATTATCTGTCGAAGAAACGGTTTCGCCTGTCTAGCGGAGAATGACAATATACCTATAGTAATATTTGGATTACATAAAACTTCTTGCACGGTTCCAAGAAAGGTTATGATAGAACTTTTATAATGAAACCTAGCCCATAGATCTAATCTACTATCTCTTTGTTCTTCAACTTCTCTGCATCTTTCATAAATCCACGGGTGCAACATATCATGCCTATTGCAAAGAAACACACCGAGATAATACCTATCCAACTGGCCAAGAGTCCTAATGAAAGAGTCATCAATATTAGGATCCCTATGACAGTCAGCGTATGCTTTAACAGCAGAATCAAATTCTGCAGACTGCGCCCAATCAGCGAATTGTTTAGCAGCATCTGCATTTTTTGTTTCTGCATAAACTTCCTTTATAATTTCAGGAAGCATTTAGCCCCCCTTATAACCGGAAGCATAGGCTGCTTTGGCTTGCTTTTCGGCTTGTTTCCTAGAAGGATAGCATTTTCCTCTGCCACCCCACTTCCAACCTTGTTTACCGTTCTTCAGTTTGCACCGTTTTATCGGCATCTCTCTAAGTCCACGTAGCCCTTTGCTCTTCAGTTGCCCTATCTGGATCTACCCAATTAGAAGCATTCTTTTGTTGATTCCTTTGATGCATGCGCTTTGTGTAGTCCATGAA